TATGATATTCCAGTATTAGAGAGGCTGTTAGGCATCAAGATAAAGGCTCAACTAATAGATACTCTTAGCCTTAGTTGGTATTTGTACCCACATTTGGTCAGACATGGCTTAGAACAGTGGGGGGAAAGGTTAGAGATTGCCAAACCTACTATCACTGATTGGGAAAACCTAACAAGAGAAGAGTATGTTCACAGATGTAAAGAAGATGTGAAGATTAACACTAAGCTGTGGGATACAATGAAGTCTAAGCTAAGTAAGATTTATGGTGGTGACTACCAACCATTGATTAAATATCTATCATTTAAAATGAAGGTTGCTCGATTGCAAGAAGTTTCAAAATGGAAACTAGATGTTGACAAAGCTGAGAAGTTACTGGTTGACCTAGAACAAAAAGACAAGGAAGCTATTGATGAATTGTCTAGGGTCATGCCTAAAGTTCCTAAAACAACTAAAAGAAACAAACCTAAGCTCCCGTTTAAACAGGACGGAAGCCTCTCACAATCTGGTCAGCGTTGGAAAGTATTGACAGAAGCCAATGGATTTACTGTTGATTATGATTTACCAATAGAAGAAACAGTAGGAATGGACGAGCCTAATCCCTCTAGCTCTAAGCAAATTAAGGATTGGTTGTTTCAGTTGGGTTGGAAGCCAACGACCTTTAAGTATCTAAGAGGTGAAGAGTTTGGAGAGGAAAGAAAGATACCTCAAGTCAAGACTAAAGAAGGTGATTTGTGTCAATCAGTCAAGAGGTTATCCGAACTACACCCAGAAGTCCTAGTTCTCGATTCTATGGCAGTTGTTAAGCATAGAATAGGGTTGGTAAGGGGGTTACTAAAGAACGTCCAGAATGGCTTTGTAGAGGCTTCTATACAAGGTTTAACTAACACTTTGAGGTACAAGCACGCTGTATGTGTTAATCTACCCTCCGCGAGAAAGCCTTACGGATTAGAAATTAGAGGGTTGTTAGTAGCAAGAAGTGGCTATCAGTTATTAGGGTCGGATCAATGTTCTTTAGAGGACAGAGTCAAACAGCATTTCGTTTGGGAGCATGACCCTGAGTATGTTAAAGAATTAAGTACACCAGACTTTGATCCACATCTTGACCTTGCATTAACTGCTAAAGCGGTTACTCAACAAGAAGTAGAAGAGTACAAGAGTGGTAACAAACTTGAGAGAATAACCAATATTAGACATCAACATAAGTCTGCAAATTATGCACTACAATATGGCTGTGGTGTGGGAACGTTATCTAAAAACTTGGGGGTTACCAAAGCTGAGGCTACAAAATTATCTGAGGCATACTGGGAGCGTAACTGGAGTGTTAAGGCTATCAGTGAAAGTATGGTAACTAAAGTAGTTGAAGATAGTACTTGGCAGTACAATCCTGTATCTAAGCTATGGTACAGTTTAAGAAGCGACAAGGATAAGTTCAGTACATTGTGTCAGGGTACAGGAACTTACTTGTTTGATATGTGGTTGGGGTTTATACTTCAGAAACGTGAACAGATAACTGCCAACTTTCATGATGAAATAATACTAGAAGTTAAAAAAGGAGATACAGAAAATGTAAAAGAATTGTTAGAAAAAGCTGTACAAAAGGTAAATAGTATGCTAAAATTAAATAGAGATTTAGAAATTGATATACAATTAGGAAGTGATTATAGTAAGATACATTAAACTTAAACTAAATGGAGAAGTAATATGGTAATGGAATATACTAACTTAAAAGAAGGTGAACATGAAGCTAGGTTAGCCTATGTAGCTGGCTTAGGTTTACAGAAGCGTGAGTACAAAGGTGAGGTTAAACCACCTTGTAAACAAATATCTTTGTGCTTTGAAGTATTGGGTTCAACTGTAAAGATTGATGGTGTCGTTAGACCTAGAACCATTTGGCATAAAGGCTTTAATGTATTCGGTAAGATGTCAGGATTATCTACTGAGTATGCTATGTACAAAGCCTTCGTACCTACTGCTGAAGAGGATACAACCGCTGATTGGGAGTCAGTATTAGGTGAACCAGTAAACATAATCATTAAAAATGAGGAAAGAAATGGTAATGTTTATGACACTGTTACAGGTGTTACCTCAATACCTAGTAAGTATAGAGATAGTGTAGATGAAAGTACAATCACTAACCAGTGTGTTGGTGATGCTGAAGATGCAGATAGCCCTGCTATTAAATCTTTGTTTGGATTGGCTAGATGGAAGCATGGTAATAGGTTGGCGACACAAACCAAACCAACTGAAACTAATGATCCAGTTGTAGCTGAAGATGAAGTTAGCTTTGATAATGATGTACCCTTTTAGTATGAGGCTTTTAATTGATGGCGATATAATTTGCTACAGAGTGGGTTTCGCTAGTCAAAGTACGGATAAGGAAACGGGGTTAGTTGAAGCTGACCCCTTACCTCATGCACTACACTCTACTAAACTGTACGTTAATCAAATCATAGAGGACTCAGGTTGTACTGAATACAATATCTATCTCACACCTAAAACAACATTCAGAAATAAAGTTAGGGACGATTACAAAAATAATAGAAAGGGTAAACCTAAACCAGTACACATCAAAGCAATAAGAGATTACTTAATCAATACTTACAAAGCTAAAGTAGTAGATAATATAGAAGCTGATGATGCACTGGGCTTAAGTCAAAACCCTTACACAATAATTGCTAGTATAGATAAAGACCTTTTGATGTGCGAAGGAAAGCATTATAATTTTGTAAAAAAAGATTTTACAGATGTAACTAAAGAAGAAGGTACTAGGTTCTTTTATCAGCAAATGATAACTGGTGATACTTCGGATAATATTCTAGGTATTAGAGGTCTTGGTAAAGTTAAAGCAAGTAAGTTATTAAAAGACACTGCAAGAAAAGATTGGGACAATATGATTATTGATCTTTACATAAAAGAATTTGGATATGAGGAAGGTCGTAACAGGTGTGTTCAAAACAGTCAGCTCTTGTGGATACTACAAAGAGATAAACAAATGCCAATGGACTTCAGCTATGAACAAATACAGAAGTAAGTACGAAGCTAATATAGCTAAAGACCTAACAGATAGAAACATAAAGTTTGAGTACGAAACTATTAAGTTACCTTACTTTATCAGTAAAAAAGGAAGGTGTAGTTTATGTGCGTCTGGTATAGTGTTTGTCAGTAAGACTTATATACCTGACTTTATAATAGGTTCACTTATTATTGAGGCTAAGGGCAGGTTTGTAAGTTCCGATAGAACAAAAATGTTAGCTACCAAAGAAGCAAATCCAAATTTAGATATTCGTATGTTGTTTATGAGAGATCAATGGTGTACTAAAAAGAAAAGAAAAAGGTATTCCGATTGGTGTAAAGATCATGATATTAAGTTTGCTTTTGGTACATCTGTACCATTAAACTGGATTAAAGGGGGTAAGTAGCCATGCAAAAAGAAGAGGTTATGTTCTGTTTGTTTTGTGGGACACATGACCCAGAGTTTATAACAGTGGGGTATACTAGGGAGTGTCAGTCTTGTATAGATGGTGTAGTTGTAACAAGTGATGAAGTAGTAGACATTATCAATAGTCTTAAAAGCAAAGGTTATATTACAAGTGAAATGCTTAGTTGTATTTCTGATGAAGATTATGAAAGGAAAGAGCTAGACTTTGATGATGATTTACTGTCAGTTGAGGAAGCTATAGCAAGAGATGATGCACTAAGAGATATGTACGACTATTAATTAAAGGAGAAGTATTATGAAGATAGCAATTATTCCAGACACTCAAGTAAAACCTGACGTACCTCTCGACCACTTGTTATATGCTGGTAAGTATATTGCAGATAAAAAACCAGATGTGATAGTACACCTAGGAGATCATTGGGATATGGAAAGCCTATGCTCTTATGACAAGGGTAAGAAATCATTTGAAGGACGTAGGTACAAGAAGGACGTAGATGCAGGTAACTTGGCTATGGACTTGTTCTTACAACCTATAAAGGCAGAAAAAGAAAGGTTAAAGGTAAACAAGAAGAAGCAGTGGAAGCCTAGAATGGTGTTTACGATTGGCAATCACGAGCAAAGGATTGAAAGGTGTATAGAAAATGATGCTGTGCTTGAAGATTGTATTGGTTACTCTGATCTTAACCTAAGCGATTGGGAGGTAGCCGATTACTTAGAGCCTGTTGTTATAGAGGGTGTAGCATTTGCTCACTTCTTTACTTCTGGTGTTATGGGTAGACCTGTATCTTCAGCTCGTGCCATGCTAACCAAAAAGATGATGAGTTGTGTGATGGGTCATGTGCAGGACAGGGATATAGCATATGGTAAACGAGCAGACAACGTAAGACTAACGAGTATATTTGCTGGTATGTTTACCCAACATGATGAGGGCTACTTAGGTAATCAGGGTAATAGTTCGTGGAAGGGTATATGGTTGTTAAATGAAGTAAACAATGGTAGCTTTGATGAGTTACCTGTATCAATAGATTATTTAAAAAATAAGTATGGAGGATAAGATGACTAAGGTGGTTAAAGGTGTTAGTAACTTTCAATGGGGTGGGGATCACTACAGAAAACTACCTATCCAAGTATGGGATTTTATTGCTGCTAACAAACTAGATTATTTTCAGGGTAATGTAGTTAAGTATGTATCAAGATACAAAGAGAAAAATGGTTTAGAAGATTTACAAAAAGCCAAGCATTATATCGATAAGATAATTGAAACTGAATATACGGAGTACAAAAAATGAATCAGTACCAACAATACATAGCACTCAGCAGATACGCAAGATGGATACCAGAACTAAACAGAAGGGAAACTTGGAAAGAAACAGTTGATAGATACATGACTAATGTTGTATCTGATAAAGTAAGTAAAGATACTTACAAGCAATTAGAAGATGCAATCTACAATCTAAATGTCATGCCAAGTATGAGGGCAATGATGACCGCTGGTGCAGCAATGGAACGAGATAACACTTGTGCTTACAACTGTAGTTACTTAGCAGTAGATGACCCTAAATGTTTTGATGAAGCAATGTTTATATTATTGTGTGGCACTGGTGTTGGATTCTCTGTTGAGCGTCAGTACATTAGTAAGCTACCAGAAGTCCCTGATGAGCTATACAAGAGCGATACTACTATAGTGGTTAGTGATAGTAAAGAAGGGTGGGCTAAAGCCCTTAGACAGCTAATCTCGCTGTTGTATGCAGGTGAGATACCTAAGTGGGATACACATAAGGTACGACCTGCTGGTGCTAAGTTAAAAACATTTGGTGGTAGAGCATCTGGTGCTGAACCATTGGAGGATTTGTTTAGGTTTACTTGTGAAACATTTGTAGCAGCAAAAGGTAAGAAGCTATCTAGTATACAATCCCATGACTTGATGTGCAAGATTGGAGAGGTAGTGGTAGTAGGTGGTGTTAGAAGGTCAGCTATGATCTCCTTGTCTAATTTATCTGATGATAGAATGCGTCATGCTAAATCAGGTGATTGGTTTGTCTTAGATCCTCAAAGGGCATTATCAAATAACAGTGTTGCTTACACAGAAAAGCCAGATATGGAAACCTTCTTGCGTGAGTGGACTGCTCTTGTAGAGTCTAAGTCTGGTGAGCGTGGTATCTTTTCTAGGGTTGCATCTAAGAAGCAAGCAGCTAAGAATGGTAGACGAGAGGTTGACCATGAGTTTGGTACGAATCCTTGCAGCGAGATAGTGCTACGACCAAACGAGTTTTGCAATTTAACAGAGGTTGTAGTTAGGAATGATGATGACCTTGATACCTTAACTAACAAGACAAGACTAGCTACTATCTTAGGTACAATACAAGCTACCTATACTAAGTTCCCTTACCTAAGAAAGATATGGCAACGAAACACAGAAGAAGAAAGATTGCTTGGTGTTAGTATGACAGGGATTATGGATAACAAGTTAGTGTCTACAGGTAAAGATGCTA